ACTGCACGCCACACAACCCAGCGTCCTCTCAGAGCACGTCGGCCACTACATGGGTGACGCTTACGAGAAGACTGGGCGAACAGCAGCCGATCAACATGATGTCGGGAACCAGTATCCCGTCGTCTACGCCCACCCTTCGGGGCGCTGGGACATCCTCTCCGGTCACCACCGGGCCACCGTTGCGCTGTTGAAGGGCGAAGCGCTCAGGGCACGCGTGGTCCGGGATCGTGGAGAGTGACGTTATGACAACGCTAGCAACAGATGCTCCCAACGAGAAGAGATACCACGTTCTCCCAAACCTAGCCGTACTCGACTATCCCGATGTATGGCAGGCGGTCATCGCAACCCTCATGCAGAGGGGTCTGACGAGGGAAGAAGCCCTGGTCAGAGTGAGATTTGCCTACACGGGAAGTTTCTCTGGACAACTGCCTCCGGGATGTGTGTAGTATCTCCATTCCCGAGCCGAGGAGTTAGTGGTGGGCGACAGCGACGACAAGTACGCAGTCTTCAAGCGTGACAACGCAATCTCTGTGACAGACGGGTTTGTCACATTCCGAGTTGATGACGAACTGCCTGACGCCGTTGTGATACGTCGACAAGACGTGTTTGCTTCACCAGCACTTGCAACGTACGCCGCCTGCATCGCCATCACGGCGACGCTGACGGAGGATGTTGACAGGCGGGAGGGGTTGATCCGGGTGTCTGACTACTTCGAGGGCCAGGCGGCTTTGGCCGCTGATGAAGGCCACAAGTTGCCAGACGTTTAGGGGAAACCGTTCTCACCGAGAGTGGTAGATTCCACGGTTCGGTACCGACAAACGGCGGAAACGCCCTGATTCAGGAGAGAACATGAAGCGATCACAACGGCGGATCGTCACCGCAACCTTGGCGGCGGCGGGCCTCACCCTCGGATGGGGCGGCATCGCCTCGGCCGAGGAGCACAGCGACGACCCGGCTACGGAGGCCGAAGTCGACAGCCACGTCAGCCAGGACGCTGACGTCACCGTCGAGGTGTGCCAGAAGGCGTACACCAACACGGGCGACAACGTGGAGTACAACTCCATCAGCCAGAGCAACGACGTCAACCAGGACAGCGACTCGTCCAGCGAGGGCGGCGACGCCGACTCGACCGACCGCAGCGAGGGCGACGTGTCCTCGGCTTCGGCCACGGGCGCTTCGGCTGCCAACTCGGGCGGCAGCGTCAAGGCGACGGGTGGAGCGGCCGGTACGTCCGGTTCCACCAACGGCAACATCGGGGGCAACACCAGCGGGGCCACCAACGGCATCGCCGCTGGCGCCGCTACGGCGGGCAACACGGTCGGCGGTGGGGTTACCCAGTCGCAGACCAACTCGTCCACCAACTCGGCCACGGCGACCGGTGGCGCAGCCACCACGGCGTCGTCCGCTTCGGCGGGTGGAGCCTCTTCGGCGTCAGCGTCGAGCACCCCGACCGCGGCCAGCGCCGAGGTCGAGAGCAGCGTCCACCAGGACGCCGACGCCAACGTCTACGTGTCGCAGGACGCGTCGGCCAACAGCGGTGGCAACAACGCCTCCAACTCGGTCAGCCAGTCCAACGACGCCAACCAGGAGTCGGAGAGCGAGTCCGAGGGCGGCGACGCCCACTCGACGGATTCGTCCAGCGGCGACGTGTCGTCGGCCTCTGGCGGCTCGGGCGCTTCGGCGGCGGGCAGCACGGGTGCGGTGGAGTCGACGGGTGGAGCCGGTGGCGGCTCGACCAGCGGCAACGCCAACGCCGGGGCGAATGCCTCGACGGCGAGCAACAACATCACCACGGGGGCGGCGACGGCGACCAACAGCGCCACCCTCACGGTTAGCCAGACTCAGAACAACACGTCTTCCGACACGGCTTCGGCCACGGGCGACGCGGGCTGACCAACCTTCCCTAGAGTCAGGGAACCCGAGGGCGGGGTGGTTTCGGCCACCCCGCCCTCTTCGTAGAAAGAGGCGGATAAGGACATGCGGCGGATCAAGGGGATGGCGACAGTCATCACGGCGGGGGCTTTGACCCTCATCAGCGCGGCGGCGGTGGACGCCAGTACTCCACCAACGGACCCTCCAGCAACGACAGAGGCGCCCACGACGGCGGCTCCGACCACCGAGGCTCCGACGACCATCCAGGTCATCGTCACCGACCCGGAGACGGTTGCTCCGTCTACTGGAGCACCAGAGGCTCCGGTCACCGAAGCACCGGTTACGGAGACGGCTAGCGAGCCTCCTACCGGCACCGAGCAGGTTGTCCAGGTTCAGGACACCGCTGTGGTCAGCACGTCCAACCCCAATCAGGTCAACAACGACCAGTCGGCAGTCATCACAGCGACGGTAGTTGCTAACGCCAACTCGGGCGACAACCATGAGGTGGACAACGCCAACCAGCCGGGTGCGCCCCAGGCGACAACCGACATCCTGACCGGAGATGCCACCGCCGTGGGATCTCAGGACGCCAATGTTGTCACCCAGGGCGCTGATATCACGGTACAGGACCAGGCAGTTGCCAACGTGCTCCAGGTCGCTCTGATCATCAACTTGGGTGTCGCTCTGGCCAACTCTGGCTACAACGGCATCGCTTCGACGCCTGGTGGGGGCGGGATCACCGCTGGTATCACCACTGGTGACGCTGACGCCACCGGCCTCGACATCGGCCAGTACATCACCCAGGCAGCGAGGGAGAACGGCGATGAGAACACCGACGCCCATGCCAACCAACTCGCCATCTCCCTCTGGATGGGTGTCGGTACGGCCAATAGCGGCCTCAACGGTGTGGCCGGTGCAGGGACTGCTGGAGGTTCTGGCGGTGCCATCGCCGCTGGCAACGCCAACGCAACTGGCAACCTCTCAACCACCGACATCAGTCAGTACGCCCAACTCCTTGGAGAAGACACAGCACAACTCAACGTCACCCAGCGAGCCACCGTTCTCAACGTCGGTTTTGCTCTGGCTAACTCAGGTATCAACGACATTTCGGGAGTAGCAGGCGGCTTGCTCTCGGCGGATCCGGGAGATGACAATGCCTACGCCCAAGACCTCTTTGCCATGCTTCTGCCTGCGCTCTTGCAGAGCTACGGCTACGGCCCCGCGGTGGGCAGTATCTCCACCGGAGACGCCACCGCTACCGGCAACGACTCGGACACGTTCGTTCGTCAAGTTGCTATGGCGGCTGCGTCAGGAGATGGTGTGGTTGACATCGTCCAACAAGTGCTTGTTGCCAACGTGGGAGCCGCTGGCGCGAACACCGGAGGAAACACCCTCGGAGGCGGCGTAGCCACACTCAGCGCTGAGGACGCCTCGTCCATCGTGATGATGGCGGCATTCATGTCCGAGATGCTCGCCATGGTCCACGAATCGGCCAACGGTGAGGTCATGGCGGCGACGTCCAGGGGTATCGACGTGCCTTTCCAGGGCATCTTGCTCCATCTTGACGCCACCTTCGAGGGACTCGACACCACGATGGGTGACGCCACCGGAGCGCAGGTCAACATGCGCCAGGTGACCATCGTCGTGAGTCTCGGCCTCGCCAACGCCAACTCTGGCAACAACACGGCCCAATCCCAGGTGACCCAGGGCAACCAGGTCAATGGACTGCAAGCGGGCGACTTCGTCAACGTCATCGCAGCCGGTGACGCCGAAGCAGCCAACCAGGACAACCTTGTCGTGGTCTGCCAGCGGATCAACGCCGATGACATCGACTGCTTGGAGCCGCCGCCCCCAACCACGGACCCGCCCGTAGTGACGACGACTACCGTTGTCCCGCCGACTACACCGACCACGGTCGTCACGACGACCACGACCGTCGTGGTGGGCACGACGACGACATCGCCTCCAACGACCGTCGTAGCGCCCACCACGACTTGCCCAGCACCGCCCACCACGGTTCCGGCCGATCCGGTGGTCACGGTGTCCCTGCCCCCTGGCTTCACGCCCGGGATGGTCCTTCCAGCCACCTGCTAACAGAAAGACACGACATGTTCATCCTCGCAGCACTGGTGGTGGCCGCAGCAGCGGCCACCACCGCCCCGCCCCCGCCCGTCACGACGCTCCCCACCCAACCGACCACCACGACGACAGGAGTGACGACCACCGTGCCCAGTGGCCCAACCACCACCATCCCCATTCCACCGGGATACATGCCTTTGGTGGACGACTCGCACACCATCGTGATCGCCGTGCCAGATGCCTGGCAGGACGTCAACACGATGGCGTTCATCCCCGAGGAGGGCACCGCCGCCGAGGGACGGCCCTCCATCGTGGCGGCGCCCGACATCCAGAAGTTCTACACGTCCTTCGAAGTGCCGGGAGTGTCTTATTTCACCGTCCCGTTCGCTCCCGACCCGTTGACCCTCATGGACGAGTACGGGTTGACGGGCGGTTGCGACACCATCGCCTTCAAGGAGTACGACGATCCGGTGTTCGTCGGCGTCATCCAGATCGGTACGGATTGTGGGCCGCTCCACATGACGTGGAACATGGTCGTGGCTTCACCGGCCGACGCCTCCTTCACGGCGGTGATGCAGGCTCAGTCTGCCGATCCGACCGAGTTGGAGACACTCCTCCGCACCTTCAACGTGGTGGATTAGGATCCCGGCCATGAAGTTCCGGGCAGCGCTCACTATCACACTCAGTGCCCTGGTCGTGAGCGCTGCTCCGGTCTTGGCAACACATCCCACCGGAGGCGGCGAGGACAGCACCACAACGACGATCCAGCACGAACCACCGTGGTACACGATCCCAGGTCACGACACAACGACAACGGAGCCGTCATACCCGAGTACCACGACGCGCAACACGGTCACGCCCACCTCGACCATCCCCAAGTACACGACGACGACTTCCGCCCAGGACACGACCACTACGGCGGCGTCTTCTACCACGACGGCTCCGTCATCCACGTCTACGACACCTGCTACCTCGTCAACGGTGGCCCCCTCCAGCACTACGACGACGCCTACGACCTCGACAACTACGACGACGGTCGCTCTGACGACCACGACGGTGGCGCCGAAGAAGGTGTTCGTGTGCAAGTTCGTGGGGACGCCGGGGGTTGACGAGCGGTTGCAGACCGGTCAGAACCCGATCTCGGTCAGCGTCAACGCCATCCCCGACTGGGACGGCGTGATCGGCTCGTTCTTCGCTGACGCCCAGGGCCGCAGCCGGGTGATCGCCTTCGACACCGGCCAACCAGAACCGGATGTGAGTGAATGCCTGCCAACGCCTCCGACCACGACGACTACGTCATCGTCCACCACTACGACTTCACCGACGACTACGTCATCGAGTACAACGACCACGTCGTCTACCACCTCGACCGTGCCTGGTCAGACGACGACCACGTTGCCCAAGCCGAGCCTGCTGGGGATTGACGACTTCGCCTTCTGCGGCCCCGACAACCTGCCCGAGATCTCGATCACATTTGGCAACCGGCCCGACCTCAACGGTGTCCCCGGCCTCCTGACCTTCTCGGACGGCACCGACTACTCGGGCAACCCGCTGGTCTTCCAGTCGGGCCAGACCGTCACCTTCCCGTACCCAGCAAGCCTGACGACCCCGCTGACGCTGACCTACGCCAACTCGGGCGAGACGGCCACGGCGGTGGTGACTCTGCCGCCCGACTGCCCGCCAGCCACGACTACGACCACCACGACACCGGGTACAACGACATCATCGACATCTACGACCACCGCGCCCTCAACGACGACCTCCACTACGTCGCCTACAACCTCGTCTACGACGACGACGACGACGGTGGCCCCGACGACAAGCACCTCGACTACCACTACCCTGCCCCCATCGACCACGACGACGAGCACGACGGTGGCACCGACTACCTCCACCTCGACAACGACGACGCCGAGCACTTCCACGACCTCGTCAAGCACGTCATCGACCACGGTCCCGGCGAGCACGACTACGGCCCCCAGTTCAACGACGACGACGACTCAGCCGGGGAGCACGTCATCGACCTCGACCACCTCCCCGTCCTCGACCTCGACAACCACGTCGTCTACGACAACATTGCCGACTACATCGAGCACCACGACAACCACCGGCCCTACTTCAACCACGACGACGACCACGGCTCCTACGACAACTACGTCCACGACGACGACCCTGCCTGAGACGTTCACCTTTGGCGCAGCGGGCACCGTCTGCGTCCGTGAGGTGCCAACGATCCGCATTACCTTCCAGACACCCGGCTTCCCCAGCCTCGCTGGGGTAACGGGCATACTCACCATGAGGGACATCAATGGCAACGTGGTATCTACTCAGGACTTGGTCTACCAACCCGGAGCAACGGTGGACATCCTCTACCCCGGCACTTCCGTTAACCCGGATGGCAGCATTGATGATGTACCCGGATGGATACTCACTGACGACGGGTTCTGGATCCAGGATCCTTCGGACGAGTTCCTCCGTGAGGGCATCTTCCTGACGTACGAGGTCAACCCGACCGCTGGCCCGGTGCTGGTGACGTACCCGCCCGAGAGCAGCGCTTGCGCCAACCCACCGGGGCCGTTCGGGCCTCCCCCGACAACGACCACAACAACGGTGGTGTTGCCCCCAACGTTGTGATTTGACGGTAGTATCTCAGTATGGCTCACACGCAGGTACATCCTCATCCTCTCAACCGCTTCATCGACATGGCGGTCGATGTCCACTTCGGGGACCAAGTCCTACCTGGCACCCTGACACGGGTGGTGCCCACCAAGGCGGCGGGGAGGATCCTGAAGGTGGTGTTCGATGACCCCATGACATACGGGGGTATGGGCGCTGGCTGGTTCAGGCCGTCCCAGGTGAGCTTGCCCGGGATGGCTGATGGACTTCGTGAGAAGCTAGGGGTGTGAACCCCGGCGACTTTCTCGCTAGCTACGTCGAGCGTTATGTCACTACACTGGTGCCACCTGAACTGGTGAAGCCGGTCACCGAGGCAACGGGTCAAGCGATGGCCATGATCCTCAACGATCCGAACTTCGTCAGCCAGCTACGAGCCGTCATCCAGTTGCGAGAGGAGAACCAGTGGCTGAGAGCGCAAGTAGTCCACCTGACAAGTCTCTTGCCCAGCGGATGCGCGAGTACTGGGGTTCCCAGGAAGCGCGTGACGCCTTCATCGAAGGTTTCGCAGGCCCGAAAGGCTTCACCCAGGCCCAGAGGGAACACATCGCAGACCTCGCCCGCAAAGAGAGTGAGGATCGGAGGTACCGCTTCCCGCCCAAGCAAGGCAGCTTTCATGAAGGGCTTCCGCCAGGCCAAGCGCTGAACGTACCGAAGTGCGACATCCTCGGGCACAACTGGTCGCAGGCGTGGGAGTCGGACGACAAGTTCGTGACGATCCAGGAGTGCGTCCGCTGTCGCATCGTGCGCCAGCAGACCAAGCAGGACTGGGGTCTGAATCAGATGAACCAGCACATGACGCCCGAAGACATTCTTGGCATGGACATGGAGACGTACAAGAAGTTCCGGCTCAACATGCTGACCAAGGAGCAGGCCGAGCAGGAGATGCTGCTGGCCGAGCCAGAGCCGGAAGAGGCCGACCCCGACGTGATGTGCCTCTGGTGTGGTCTGGTCTGCAACGACATCGAAGCGCGCTACGCCCATGAGGACGAGTGCGCTCCTGCGTAAGGGTGAAACCTGCCCCTCCAGATCGCGTGTCTGGTTGCCAGGGTTTGACCAGAGTGTCTTTCCCCTGGAATCACCCTCCCCCGCCGCTTTTCAACCGAGCGGCGGGGGTGAAGGGCAGTCAGTTGGCGGGTCCGTGCATGCGCTCCACGATCTTGGCCACCTTGGCGGCACGGTCGTCCATCGGGGTGCCCATGATCTCTTCCTCCAACTTGTGGACTTCGGCAGCCCGCTGCATCATCCCAAGGGCGATCTCGACGGAGCGTTCCGCAGTGAGGATGATGAAGCCACGGGCATCGTCGTCACCCTCTTCGTCGTGTAGAGACAGCATCACGCCAACGTCCCCGTCCTCGGGGTTTAGAGTGATCCCAACGCCGACGCCCTTGCAAAGCATGATCTGATCCTACCAAGATACGGAAACGTTTATGGCCTCAGCACAACCCCGCAAAGCCGCCACCGTTGCTGGCAAGGGTGGCTCCGAACGCAAGAAGGTTCACGCCGGTACGTACGTACATGACGAGGCGTACAACGACGACCAGCATGACCTGACTCCTTGGGCTGAGACGCCCAAGAGTTCCCGTGTCAGCCGCTACCGCTACGACTACCAGAACAACGCCATCCAGGTGCAGTGGCGCAACAACAAGAACCACGGCTACATCTACCTGGAGGTGCCCCCCGAGGGGTACCTGGCGTTCGTTCGTGCGGCGTCGAAGGGCAAGCACATCAACTTCCCCCTCAACAGCTACGACTACCGCCTGATGACGCCCGACGAGGTGTCGGCCCCCAGCAACTCGCAACGCGGCATGACCACCAGGGCACGCCCTTGATCCTCATCCACTCGAAGCAGATCCTGGGCGTCGAGGTCTACTGGGGCATGGATTACGACATACCCGCCTATGACCACAAGTACGTATCAACCGCCTGGCTGATCGAGGATCTCCCGCCGTATCGTCGCTCCCGGTGGGGAGCACGCATTCGCGCTGGGAATCGTGCTCTCCACTTCGGTGTCTGCACCAGGGCGGAAGACCCTCACCGCAGGATGCCTGAGATACCAGTGTCCGACATCAGCACCTGGAGGGGTCCGCATGTGGAAGAAGAGGAGCGTGCCCATCCCGGAGGAGAGCCGCTACGACCGGCTGAACAGCGACAGCTTGTACCTGATGCTGGAGGGGAACCTCGGAACGGCGACGACCCTGGTTGACGTGTACCGGGTATCGCCCGAACCGAGCAAGGAACTGAGCCTGCTCCAGGTCGAGCTTGAAGGCGCTCTGGCGGCAACGAAAGCTCTTCGCCGCAAACTGTTGTAGTGCCGCAAGGATTTGGTAAACTTGCGGTATGTCTGAGAAGTACACCATCGAGATCACTCGCAAGCTGGCGGGCGCCGAAGAGATCCTGCGGAGGCACACCTCCACTACTATCGACGGTGCCGAGACGCTGGTCGAATCCCTGCGGGACACCTACGGTGCTCGGGAGGGTGTTGAGTGGGAGGCCGAGGAGGTTGACGAGACGGGCCGTCTCGTTGGCTACTCCGCTTCCCAGGACTCCTTCTACGTCATCAAGGTCACGCCTCCGTTGGTGTTGGTGGAGGCATGAGCAGCGCCATGGAGGCCCGGTTCGCCAGCTTGGAGGCTCGGGTAGCAACCCTGGAGGGTGGACGGCCTGGGCGCAAGCCCAAGCCCATCGTCGTGAGCGAAGAGCACATCTGTGGCATCGACCCGGAGCGTGATTCGGCCACCTGTCCCGACGCCTCGCTGTATCGCCACCAGAAGGGGTGCAAGGGCGACAAGTGCGTGAAGATCACCACGTCGTACTACGACAGCTACCGCAACCGCACACGCAAGAAGTGATACCAGGGGGGTTGGCCTGATGGCCAACTTCAGCTACAGTGGAGGTATCGACCAAGGTGCCATCGGTACTTGGGGTCGGTTCGGGATGAGAGGGATCGCTCTACGGCGGTCCCTCTCTTCTTTTGTCAGGTCAGATCACTGACCGGGGCGCTGACGGCCCTCAGTTTCTGACTCTGGCTGGACGTAGCCCTGGTCGGCGGGGGTGAGCGTCGGCTGGCTGGGGTCGTACCCTGGCTTGCCCTGCTCGTTGTTGGGGTTCTGTGACCGCATCGGGTCCACGTTCGGTTGGCCCTGCCCCTGGGACTGACCCGGGGCGCCCTGCTGTTGGTTCATGGTGTCTCCTTGGTTGTGGTTCCCGCCGTGGACCCAGGTTCCCTTTCGGCGGATGCGCTAATCGTTGGCCAAAGACTGGTATGACTAGCAGGTATGACGATCATCGATCTCGGCTACGGGCCGGATCCCGAAGAACTGCTGGAAGAAGAGATCGAGGACGATGCTGATGAGGTCGATCCGGGATTCGAGGAACTCGACCAGGAGATGGCCGACTTCCTCAACCAGTTGATCGAACGCACGATCATCTTCTGCGAGGAACTGGCCGGGTTCCAGATGTTCCCCTACCAGCGGCAATTGTCATACCGCATCATCGAGTCCCTGATCCTGGGCGACGCCGAGGAGATCACCGGTCTGCTGGCCCGCCAGAGCGGAAAGTCAGAGACGGTGGCTACCACTCTGGCGGGCTGCATGGTGCTGTTCCCCAAGTTGGCCAAGAGCTATCCCATTCTGGAGAAGTTCAAGCGAGGCGTGTGGGTCGGCATCTTCGCCCCGGTGGACGACCAGGCCGACCTGGTCTTCAGCCGCATCGTCAGCCGCCTCACCAGCGAGATCGCAGAGGCCGTGCTCTACGACCCCGAGATCGATGACCGGGTGGAGGGTAAGTCCAAGGTCGTACGTCTGGCCTCAGGCTCCTACTGCCGTCGCCAGACTGCCAACCCCCGAGCCAAGATCGAAGGTGCGTCGTATCACATCATCATCATCGATGAGTGCCAGGACGCCGACGAGACGGTGATCCGCAAGAGCATCCACCCAATGCTCGCCTTCTACGCCGGGACCATCGTCAAGATCGGCACCCCCGGGTATCACAAGGGCGACTTCTACAAGGCGATCAACCTCAACAAGCGCCGCTTCACCAGCCGTCGTGCCCGTCCGAACCACTTCGAGTTCGATGAGCGCACCGTCTGCAAGTACAACCCCAACTACAAGAAGTTCATCGACAAGGAGAAGATCCGGCTCGGTGAGGACTCCGACGAGTACCAGATGAGCTACCGGCTCAAATGGATGCTCGAACGGGGCATGCTCGTCACGGAGGACGACCTTGATTACCTTGCTGACCCTTCGATGCAACTCGTCCGAGGGTGGCACCGTTCACCGTGTGTGGTGGGAATCGACCCTGCCCGTGTCAAGGATTCAACTGTCGTTACGGTCATGTGGGTTGATTGGGATTTCCCCGACGCCGCTGGCTACCGAGAGCACCGGATCCTCAACTGGCTGGAGATCCACAACACCGACTGGGAGGAGCAGTACTTCCAGATGATGGACTTCCTCGACCCCTATGACATCGCCTTCTGCGGGGTCGACGCCCAGGGCATGGGGTCGGCGGTGGCCAGCCGGATGGCCCGTCTGATGGGCAGCCGCTGCGAGGTGATCCCCTACTCGTCGGACTCCAAGAACCAGAGCGAGCGCTGGAAGCACCTGATCCAACTCATCCAGCGGCAGATGCTCGTCTACCCAGGTCACTCCAAGGCCCGCCGTACCCGTGTATGGCGCCGCTTCCGCCAGCAGATGGTCGACGCCGAGAAGGTGATGCAGGGGCAGTATCTCCTGATCCAGGCGCCCAACGAGCGGGAGGCCCATGAGGACTACGTCGACTCGGCGGCGCTGGCTTGTGCCTGCACGATGATGGAGACGGTGCCGACCGTGGAGCAGATCGACAGCCCGTTCTACCGGTGAGTGACGGATGTCACCGCGACGAATGCTTTCGTTCGCTACCTACGAAGCGACATACGTAGGGGGAGTCTCGGCCGCGTCAGGTTCTGATAGCTGCGTCGGCGCTGATAGATGGGTTAGCATCGGCTCGATACCCCTGTAAGGAGGTGCCCATGGGTTACCCGGACCCGGAAGTCCAGTATGAGCACGGCTTCGCCATCAACAACACTCGGCGTGGACCGCTCCGCTTCGAAGAGGGCGTGGCGACCGATACCGATGTTCCCAACGACTTCGGCCTCGGTGCGTACGGCGACACTCAGGGCGACGGGCGCGGCCGTCCGTTCCTCTGCGTCAAGTCCCCCGAAGAGACGATGCGCGAGCGTGCCCACGTCGGCTCGTCCACCTGGATCGAAGCTCCCACGATGCTCTCCGACTTCGTCATCGGGGCCAGTGTCGGCCAGAACGGCCCGGAGTTCGAGATGGAACTCGGCTCCGAGACGCGTCTGTACCGCATCAACCCCGCCATGGTTCAAGACTGAGCAGTCGTGCCCAAGAAGCCGAAGGCCGTGCCGTATCTCACGGTCGGCTTCGGCACTCGCCCCCAGCGGCTGAAGTTGCCACCGGGGATGACGGAGCCGCCCAAGCAGGTGTCGGCTAAGAGCAAGCCCGTGGGGGTGACCTCACCGACGTTCAACGTTCCCGCACCGACGACTACGACGCTTCCAACCGGTGAGGCGCCCCCCGGACGGCCACCGTCGAACTTGGGCAACTACCTCATCAAGCCGACGATCCGGTCAAACACGGGTTTCGAGATGATCAACACCACGCCGGATGCCCTCGACGCCGTCAACGAGCAGTACCTCCGCAAGGGGCAGTTGCCGATGGCTCTCCAGCCCAAGTACCTCCGCAAGCCCGAGGTGCTGGACACGGCGCGCAAGAATGCCATCAGCAAGGGCTGGCGCAAGCCGAGGAGCCGCCAGACGTGAAGACCACCTCCAGGGACTTCAAGCCCGTCACAGGCGAGGCACCGGGCGGTTTGTGGACGCCCAAGCAGAAGCAGTTGATCACCGGCAACTACGTCCGGGCCTACGCCAACGCGCCCGACATACACCGAGAGCACGGGGAGGCGTTCTTCCCCTCATGGAACGAGGACGCCCAACACATCGGTGAGGCCATCGGCCAGACACACGAAGCGGGCGCCGCCCTGCTGGCCCATCTTTCCCCGGCCAACGAGGCTGAGATGAACCGGATCCAGGGACTCCAGTTGGTCCACGGCGACATCAGCGACAAGCAAGTGCAGCACATGACGAAGGCTGCTGATGCAGCCAGTCGGGGCGCTTCGGCGGCATCTCGGCGCACCGCTGCGCGCAAGCGTGGCGACACGTCAGAGGCGAGCCACTGGCACGCCGAAGCGGAGTCGGCCAAGGCCGAGGCCAAGCATCATCGGGGGAAGTCGGGGTTGGCCGGTACTCCACTCGGCTTTATCGGCAGCCGGGAGTTCATGAACGCTTGGTCGATCCGTTCGGGCAACTACGAGGGCGAGCCATTGGACACCTTGGGCGACCTGAAGCTCGGGGACTTCGGGCGCACCATCGCTGATCCCAGCTACCCCCACGCCACGGTCGACACGCACTATCACGACGCCGGGGTCAACCGCACCGACATCCCTTACGCGACGAGTCGAGGGCTGTCGGGTAAGGGCCGGGTGGCTCACTTCCAGGGGGCATCGGAAGCGGCCCGTCAGCAGATCATGCGCCAGACTGGCACGCATATCGAGCCGTCAGCGTTCCTGGGCGGTATCTGGTACGCCCACCAGCAGCGCAAGGTGATCGAGAACCCCGACGCCCGCAAGGCGCGCAAGGCGTCCAACACCAAGCTGGAGAACACCCGTCAGTCGCACATGGGCAGGCAGTTCCTGCCCGAGAACTACGGCCTGAGGCCGTCGTTCGGCAAGATCGACGTGTAGTAGGGGTTGGTCGTGCGAAGCTTCAAAGCCATCGAGGTGAGGGGTTCGGCGTTGGTGTCTGCCTGTCGCAGGATGTCTTCGAACATGAACTGCACCGCCAGGAGACGATTCAGGCTCTCGGCGTACTGCGTCTCGTCAGAAGCATCGAGGGTGAGGAACGCCCGGATGTTCTCGACCACCACTTCGCTGCCTTCGCTCGTCAGTCTCAACTCCATGCCCCCATGGTATCACAATGAGAGGAGGTTTCATGGCTAGCGGACACGAAACCGACCACCCCGACCTGGCGTTCCACCCGGGGCGCAAGGTCAGCCGGGAGGATCACGATGCCCGGGTCCAGCAGAGCCGGGTCACTGGGCCGGGGTTGCAGGCCGGGACCATTGATCCCCGCCTGGGGTCGCTGGAACGGCGCATGCTGGAAGCTGGCCTCTGATGCCTGGAGGTAAGTCACCAGGCCCGTCGATCAAGAAGCCTGACGAGTACGAGGCGTTGAAAGATGAGGGCTACTCCAAGGAGAAGGCTGCGAAGATCTCCAACGCCTCGGCACAGGGACCGAAGCGTCGTTCGCAGATGGCCAAGAAGGCAGCCAAGACGAGAGCAGGTAAGTGATGGCCAGAGGAATCGGAGGTCGCTACGGCATGGACCAGGGAGCCAACCCGGCCCGGTCGAGCTTCTCCCCCCTGAACACGGCGCCAATGTCACCCCGGGCAGGTATGGCCTCCCCGCCAGCCGGTACTGCGGCCAGCGGTGTCGGGGACACTCCAAGACAGGCCATACAAGCTGCGGCCACCCCTACGTACGGGGCGTTGTCTGCTGGACAGGTGACGGACAGCAACCGGATCGGCACTGGTTACGGCCCGGGTCGATAGAGAGGTATCAACATGGGCCGTCTCACCACCACCCCCGAGCCGAGCGACGAGGAGATCCACGCCGCCAACGCTCCTCCACGCCGGGAGACGGAAGAGTCCCGTCAGGTTGACCGCACTCAGTGGCAGAAGCGCTTCCAGTCGCTCACTCTCGACCAGTACAACGCCGGGGAGCGCTTCGACTACCGAGGCCCGCCCGACATGACCGAGTACGTCGGCCAGAACGTGGGCCGTGGTCTTCGCCCTGTGAGGGAGCCGTCACCGACGCCCCGCTTCGACCCCAACTTTCCCTACTGGCAGAAGCCGCTTCATGAGCGCAAGCCGGGAGGGCCATTGATCACCTACACGCCGCCCCAAGGTGGCGGCGAGCAGCGCGTGCGCCGAGGGCGCCGGGGATACCAGGACAAGTGACATGGCGGATGGCTACCGAGGTGAGACACGGCCACGCCGTTCACCTTCGCGCCATCACGTCCAGGTCAACGCTGGGCTGCACAAGACCGGCGCACCGTCAGACCCCTTCGGCCCCATCAGCAACCAGCAGTTCCCGTCGCTGTACATCCGCTCTCCAATGAAGAACGCCTACCGCAGCTACACGCGGGCGAAGTCGCCCTACCGGAGGCAGCGCTGATGCCTGCCGAGCATGATTACCCGGACCCGGCGTTGACCGAGGGCGAGCGGCTGGAGAAGAAGAGATACCAGTCGGCGTTCGCCTTCGAGATGGGCCACCCGCCGACCAAGCGCAGTGACGTGCATGCGTGCGCCACCTGTGACCACGGCCCGGAACCCTCCTTCCAGATGATGGGCCGCATCATCCCTCGCATCGCCCACTTCAAGCATGGGATGTCGGAACGGTTCAACACCGAAGAGCAGTACGCCACCCAGTTGCAGCAGCAGCAAGGGGGGCGACCGTAATGTCGTACGTCGGAGGTGGTTGGCGCTCGGGCAGGTCGACGGACCCCGCTGTCAACACCGGGGTCACCGCAACCTGCACCGTCACCACCCTGTCCCCGACGTCGGCCCTGCGGACCTCGGGCCTTCAGACGTTGACGGTCAACGGCACCGGTTTCGTCAACGGGTCGGTGGTCTACGCCAACTACAGCCCGCAGGCGACGACCTACGTCTCGGCCACCCAGTTGACGGTGGCTCGTTTCAGTCCGATGCCCGACAGCGGTGCTGACGGGACCATCCCCATCGGCGTGGTCAAGCAGTCGGGCGAGAAGATCTCCAACACCGTCAACTTCACGGCCGGTGTTGCTAGTGGGACGAACTACAACGAGACGGGCCGCGGTGTCACCATCGTCTCCACAGTGGCGGTCACCGACACATACCACGCCGGGGCGACGCCTTCGGCGGTGCGCTTCAACGCAGGCACAATGAAGTATTCCCGCTCGGCCAGTGGGTTGGGCGCCTCCTTCACGATCACGTTCTGGGCCAAGATCGCCGTCGACCGCAACGCCCTCTCATGTTTCTTCTGCCAGGACAACGCGGCTAGCAACTACTACATGATCTCCACCTTGGCCGATGGCACGACGCTGCGACGTGACACGTCAGGCGGCGGCAACGTCTCATCAGGTGTGTCGATGGCGGTCGGCACATGGTTCTTCGTTGGTTGTGTCAACGACACCAGCGCTGGACCAGGCACCGACATCTTCGGCTGGAAGATCGCCGGGGGATCGTGGACGACGGCGGTCACCAATGCCAACCAGGCGGTCAGCGGACCCGCTGATGCCAACACGATGTACCTCGGTGGCGACGGATTCGGCACCAGCGACTTCCTGAACGGGTCGCTCGCCGCAGTCAAGATATGGACGGTCGCCCTCACCGAAGCGGAGATCCAGGCAGAGGCCGCCACTTACGCTCCGGTGAAGACCGCCAACCTGTGGGCCAACTACAAGTTCAACGCCGGGCCGCAGACCACCGACGACAGCGGCAACGGACGCACCCTCACCCAGGCGGGTACGCCCGTCCTTGACTCGTCAGGACCACCGATCACATGACCGTCGCCTTCCATCCAGGTTCCTATCGGGCGGCAGCGTCTGACCTGACTATCGCCATCAGCCCTCTGGGCCTGGTTGAACTCGCTGACGAGGAGTTCGAGGTACACGGGCCTCGCCTCAACCGCTACGCCAACAACTGGGCCTGGTATCTCGGTCACCACTGGGCCTATCGCAGGGAGATCGGTGAGCCTCAACTGACCTTCAACTGGGTCCGGGCGTTCATAGACTTCGTCGTCAACTTTTCCTTTGGCAAGGGCGTCAACTTCCACAGTCCCGAGGCCACCGGAGCCATTGTGCCCTACACCCTGAAGGAGGTGTGGGAGGTCCACAACCACAAGCAGGCCATCCTTATGGAGATCGGCCAACTTGGCAGTGTCTCTGGTGATGTGTTCGTGAAGGTCGCCTACGAGCAGCCGTACATGGACACGGCGGGACTGCCGCATGAAGGTCGGATTCGGATACTCCCTCTGAATCCGGCCTTCTGCTTCCCCGAGTGGCATCCGCACGACCGCACTCGGATGATCCGCTTCAAGCTGAAGTACAAGTTCTGGGGCACGGCGCAGGACGGCAGCCGCCAGGTCATGACGTACGTGGAACTGATGACCGAAGACACCATCGAGGAGTACATCAACGATGAACTCATCGACCAGCGGCCCAACCCGATTGGTGAGATACCAATCGCCTTCGCCCCCAACTTCTCCGTGGCCTCCTCACCGTGGGGGTTAGGTGATGCGAACGACATCATCTCGTTGAACAGGGAATACAACGAGAAGGCCACGGAGATCAGCGACATCATCAACTACCACGTCGCTCCGGTGACGGTGATCACTGGTGCCAAGGCCAGCAACCTGGAGAAGGGCGCCCGCAAGGTATGGGCGATTGGCAACAAAGACGCCAAGGTCCAGAACCTGGAGTTGCAGACCAACTTCACCGGTCCCCTCGGCTACATGGAGCTTCTGAAGCAGTCGATGCATGAGTTCATGGGCGTGCCTGCCGCTGCTCTGGGCACGATGCAGCCGATCAGCAACACATCGGGTGTGGCCCTCTCCATGCAGTACCAGCCCCTGATGCTGAAGCATGAGCGCAAGAAGATCCAGTACATACCCATGTTTCAGCGCATCAACGAGTTGGTGATGAAGCATGCGTTCCTGTTCGCCCCTGACCTGACCGTCTACAACCCACGTCTGTCGGCCACGATCCTGAAGCCCGACCAGTTCCCCCAGCTTGACCCGGCCGACCCGGTGTCATACCGCTCCTCGGTGGACTGGCCTAGCCCGATGCCGATGGACACGCTCATCAAGATCAACGAGATCCAGGCAAAGATGGCTATGAGCCTGGAGTCGCGCCGTGGAGCTTTGCGCGACCTTGGCCAGCAGTTCCCGGACCAGAAGATCAGGGAGATCTTCGAAGAGGTCATCGAGGACACCAAGGAGCAAGGCGCTCTCGATCTCATCCGCAGCCAGATCGCCGCCTTCAACCTCATGGCCACTGGTATGACACCAGACGGTCAGCCGATGATGACGGCCGACGCCGAGGGCAATCCAATGCCCGCTACTCCACCTGTCGATCCGGCCCTGGCCCAGGAGATGCAGATGCTCGCTTACGGCCAGTACCCGCCGCAGATGGTGGACTACGAGGACGATGATTCTCGGTGAGCGCTAGCGACCACCTCTCCACCGACCAAAGCGGCCGGTACCAGTATCACCTCCAGCATGACTGGTCTGGTGCCAAGTATCTCAACGTTTACAAAGGTGAGCATCGTGTCGGGAACATGGGGGTCTACCCCGACGACTACGACGAGAACGACGAGCCTCTTGACGAACCGGTGGCGAGAGTCGGCGGCATGTCGGTTGCTCCCGGACACCGTCACATCGTCCCGACGATGATCGGCGTCATGCACAACCACATGGAGAACTACGAGGGCACCAGGCTGGTCCCTTCGGCCAACCTCTCCGAGCACTCGTCCCGGTTGGTACAGAAGCTCCAGGGGCGAGGGTTGGTCACCGAGAACCGAGAGAGCGGCGTGTCCAACGACATCGGCTTCGGTGGTCCTGTCTATACCCCGGAACACCTGCGTAAGGGGAACCGGCTCAACACCGAGGAGGTCAGCCACGGGCGCAAGTTCATGCGTCAGCAGTTGAAGGAGACGCGCCGTGAGCGCCAGTGACCACGTCTCCAAGGCTCAGACTGGCAAGTACGAGTATCACATGGAGGGTGGGGACTACACCAACGACGCCAGGGGTATCAACGTCTACAAGGGCGACAAGATGGCTGGGACGATGACCGTCCTCCCCGACAGCGACAGGACGGCCAACGTCTACTTCATGGGCGTGGACCCGAGGCACCGGCACATCGTTCCGACGATGATTGGTATCGCCCAGCGCGAGATGTCTGCGTACGGGATGGAGCTTCAGCCGTCCACCGACCTCTCTGAGCATTCCTCTCGGTTGGTCCGCAAGCTCCAGGGGCGTGGTCTGGTCACCGGGTCGGCTGAGTCGGAGGCGTCCAACGACATCGAGTTCCGTAGCTACAACGCCACCATCCCCGAGAACCGGCGAGAAGGGCGGCGACTGAACACTGAGACGGTCAGCCTTGGCCGCAACCACATGCGCCAGCAATTGAGGGAGACACGCCGTGGCGGCAAGTGACCACGTCTCTCAGGCCCAGAGCGGCAAGTACCAGTACCACCGGCAGAGCGACTACGACAAGACCAGCTATCGGGTCTACAAGGGTGAGGAAGAGATCGGTGGCCTGCACATCTCCCACCGTGACCCGGAGACTGGTTACGAGTGGGACGAGGACGAGGGGCCGGTACCCCACACGGCGTCGGAGATGAAGTTCGCCCGGGGCCACAGCGCAGCGGCCATGACGACGATTGGGATCGCCGCCCAGCAGGCTCTGGCCGAGGGATCCAAGCTCATGCCCGATAGGGATCTATCGGAACACTCATCGAAGTTGGTCCGTGGCCTCCAGGGGCGCGGATTGGTCACTGGGAGCGCCCCTACCGGGGTGACGAACAGCATGACCTTCATGACTCCGCAGCTTGCACACAGGGACTGGAGGCAAGGTGCCCGCCTCAACACCGACGAGGTCAGCAGCGGGCGCCAGTTCATCAAGGATGCGATCTGGGCGGGGAAGTGGCATCGGTGATGGCCGTCCGAAACGTCGCTAAGAGAACTGAGATACCCCTGTATCAGGTCAGATTGTGGTAGTAGTAAGGGTCGCGTTCCCCGTAGAACCCGCCGTTGAACCTTCAGTGGAGAAGAACGATCACCATGTCCAATGACAACACCATCACTTCGGACGGTCAGGGCGTCCTCGTCGGCGTGACGCCCGCCCAGCCCCAGAACACCGTGCAGTGGGCGCAACAGCGACCCGATCAGACGGTAACACAACCCATCCAGGTGACGGATCAGCCCCAACAGCAGCCCCAAGGGCGCTTCACGGAGCAGGACATCGAGCGGGCACGCCAGCAGGAGAAGGACAAGCTGTACCCCCGGCTGGAGGAGATGCAGGGCCAACTGAAGGAGCTTCGGGAGGCCCGTGAAGCCGAAGCGGCCGAGCGCACCCGTCTGGCCGAAGAGGCCGAGGCAGCGCGACAGGCCAAGGAAGAGTCGGAGATGGACCTCCGTCAACTCTTCGAGAAGCGCGAGGCTGAGTTCAACAACCAGATCCAGGAACTCAGCACCCGTTACGATACGGATCGAGCAATCTTCGAACGTGAACGGGCACTCCAGGAGGCGCACGCCTACCGGAGCGCCCGAATCGAGCAAGAGTCGGAGTACATCCTCCCGGAACTCCGGGACTTGATCGGGGGGGACACCCCCGAGGCCGTTGACGCATCCATCGAGGAGATGAAAGCTCGCTCCGAGACGATCTTCAACAACATCGCGGCTGCGGCTCAACCGCAACCGTTTAGGGGAGCGGCGATGGCGTCGGTCCCTCCCGTAGGACCAATGGAACAGATGCCGTCGTACGAGCAGTTGAGTCCTGATGACATCAGGACAATGGACATGGACACGTATAAGAGATACCGCGAGCAACTCCTGCGAGCCACTTCACCCAATCGTCAACGGGGGCGGTAGCCCCGAAGGAGTGCAACCATGCCTGGAGCAGGTCTTGGCGGCGAGCTTCCTGTTGTATCTGGTATCACCGGTACGACAAGAATCGCTACCGGAGGAGATTTCTCCAACTACACACCGGCTGTCGGCTACGACGGTCCCTACGGTGTAGACAACACTGGAGCCGGATACGGCGCAGGTATCACAACCGGAACCACGATGATGGGACCGGCGATCCAGACCATCTGGTCCAAGGAGATCCTGTTCCAGTCGATGCCCGTGCTGCGGTTCGAGCAGTTCGCCGTGAAGAAGACGGAACTCGGCACCATGCCGGGACTCACCGTAAACTTCCTCCGCTACAACAATCTGCCCATCCCGGCAGGTCCGTTGGTGGAAGGCGTTCGCATGAAGACCCATGCGATCTCGGCCCAGCAGTACGCCATCACGGTGGCCGAGCAGGGCTTCGCTGTGGCGGTGTCTGAACTGCTGCTCAACGCTTCGTTCGATGACATCATGGCGTCGGCCAGCCGACTTCTGGGTCGCAACATGGCGCTCTACATGGACAACCAGGCGAGGTACCAACTCTCCCGGGCGTCAAGCGTCGTGTTCGGTTACCAGAAGCCAGCGGCCATCAACGTCGGCTACGGCGTCTACGAGCCTGGTACCCCGGCAGCCAACTACACAGCCGTCAACGCGGCTGCGGGCACCCCGGCCAACTGGTACATGCTCACCCCGCACAGCGTCAAGGACGCCGTCGAGGTGCTCGCGTCGAAGAACGTGCCCCGCCTCGGTGAGACATACGTGTGTTTCATCCACCCCCACCAGGGACGACGGCTCCGTGATACCCCGGAATGGATCGAAGTCACGAAGTATGCCGCCCCCGGCAACTTCATGCTCGGGGAAATCGGCCGTCTCAACGACGTGGTGTTCATCGAGACGACGCAGATCACCGGCCCGTCGTCGGTGACCGATGTGACCGACCCGTTCCCGACGCTCCCCGGCGCCGCGGTCACCAACGCCCCCAACGACACCGTCGACTGGCGTGGCGCCAACCTCGGCCTGTCGACCGACCTGGCTCCCGGTTCGGGCGGCAACCCGTACGCCAACATCACCCAGCCGGTCGACGGCACGTCGCCAACGCCCGACACCCCTCCGGGGTCCGTGAACGACTACCCGCTCGCCGTCGCCACCCCCGGGTGGGGCCAGCCGTGGGGTCCGTCGACTTCGGTGTACGAGGCGATGATGCTGGGCGACAACGCCTTCGGTCATGCCATCTCGCTGCCGGTCGAACTCCGCGATGGCGGGGTGCTCGACTTCGGCCGTGAGCACGCTCTGGCGTGGTACTCGATCTGGGGCTGGGGTGTCATCACCGAGTCCTCGGTCGTCAAGATCATCACCAACTGAGGGATCGCACCCAACCTGGTGATCGGGGGAGGGGTGATCATGTCGCCTCTCCCCCACTGATCGATACGGAGGTATCGCCATGTCCATCGTCGCTGTCCACGGCCCCAACACCTTCGGGTCCAAGGGCGTCATCGGCGTCACCACCGGTCTTGCCACGGCTGACGCCGCCAACGGCATGCACTGGGTCTTCAAGGCCAACCCGGCGCTGTACTCCAGCGCTGTCGCTGCCGACTACGACTGGGCCTACACGCCAACGACCGGCACCCCGGCCAGCGGCGCCACCACCCTCAACCTGGGGCCGACGTTGGACGTCGTCTTCTCTGGTGCAGACGGCAACCGCACCGTCACCCTGACGTACCAGAACGTCGCCCAGTCACCCACCTGGGTGGTCCCGGCTGCGACCGGCGCTGCCCCGACGTTGCGGATGGGGGCACCACCCGAAGAGGGCGACGGTGAAGGAGTGCCCATCGGCTTCGACCCGGCTGCCCACACGGTGGACGAGGTCGAGGCGTACGTCACCGAGCACCCCGACTTGGCCCAGGATGTCTACGACGCCGAGATCGAAGGCAAGGCCAGGGTCACGTTGATCACCTGGCTGGAGGACTTCGAGGCGTAGTCTCGGCACCGTTCGATACACGACTAAGGAGCACCCATCGTGGCCACAAGGACAAAGAACCAAGAAGATCCCACCGGCACGGAATCACTCATGCCGGGGGAAGAGAACGAGGTCACTCGACCGGCCGACCTGGGCTTTGGCTCTCGCGAGATCGAGGTCGAGCCGATCATCGAGCAGCAGCAGGTGCAGTTGGACCCGGACGGCACGGTCGTCGTTCGGATGGCTGTCACCATCGATGAGTTCACCCATGGGAATCCTCACTTCTCGACCAAGTTGGAGGCGGGCAAGCAGTACCGCATGCCGGTGGAAGTTGCCCGCTACCTGCACAGCATCGGGAAGTTGCGCTAACGAAGGAGGCTCGCCGTGGCACGGCCAGCGGTAACGCATGACGGATTCCTGATCCCGAATGCCAGCGGGGTGGGCGAGCCGGTCCTGGCCGAGCCAGATCAGATCGACTTCAACACCCTGGCCAACGCCCAGTGGGGCGTGATTGACGGTTGTGAGGTCAACGCTCAGTCGGCCAAGACGGTGGCGATCAGCGATGGCACCGCCATCGTCAACGGCAAGCTCGTCTTGGTCACCGGCAACTCGCTACCTCTGCCGACGCCGGGGGCCAACGGTCAGTTCGTGCTCGTCGTGGTGGATGACGGTGGAGTGCTCAGGCTCAACACGTCGGCGTCTGCTTCCGTCGACCCGGTGTTCCCCGATCCCGAGGCCAACGAGACGGTGTTGGCTTCGGTGTACTGCGATGCCACATCAGCGAGCTTCGCCAACAACATCGTGGACAAGCGCAAGCTGCTGTCCAAGGCACTGCTGACCAAGATCCCCACCACTGGTGAGTTGATCCGCAACGCCAACAACACGGGGAATCACTACCTCGTCAGGGGCGATGGCAAGACGTCTTGGGAGGGCGACACCTTTGCCTATCGGTCAGGCGTCAAGACGCTGAAGATCGAGGACGACCTTCAGGTCAAGGGTGACATCGCCTCCACCAACCTCGTCACCAGTGCCGATGTCACCGCCGTGGGGAACATCGCTGCGAAGAACTTCAGCAGGGGCACCGTCTTGCCCAATGTCTCCTCTCACGTCAATGGGGACATCTTCATCCAGGTGACCAACGGCAACATGTACGTCTGCGTCGATGGGGTGTGGAGTCAGTTCGCTTCGATGTCGGCCACTCAGGGCATCATCCCCATCGGCACCGTGATCACTTGCTTGCAGTCTCCCACCACCATGCGGCTACTGGGTTGGTATCCGATGGACGGCACCGAGTCACTGAGTGAGGACGATCATCCAGGGATCTTCAATGTCGCCACTGGCGGGACGGTAACTGGGACCGCTCCCCACCGGATACTGACGCTGCCCAACCTCAATCGGCGCACGATGATCGTGGACTTCAACTCGCCACACTCGATGGGGCCGACTCAGACGACCACTCGTAGCGGGAACCTGTTGACACTGACGACTACCCAGCTACCTACGCACAACCACTCGGTCGGCGGCGCCTACGGCAGGACAAGCACGTTGGACGCCACTACGCCCACGCTCACCATCCCTTTCAGCGGGGCGCACTCCACCCACGACGTGTCGGGGGGCTACCACGAACATCCCGTCTACGATCCCGGCCACACCCACCAGGGCATGGACTGGTTCGGGGTGGCCGCTCCAATCATCGCCCAGGTCGACTTCGCCGGGTCACCCAAGGAGGGCAAGAACAAGCTCGACGCCATGTTCAACGACTCCTCGCACACCTACGACGTGGAGCCGATCCGTTGGACGATGAGAGCCACCACCGGCATCGGCCTCGGGCCGAACTACAACCATGGTCACACCATCACTGGTGGGGAGCACAGTCACGGTGGCACCGTCAGCACCATTCCGGCCCACTATCACACCGTCAGCGAGTTGGATGTCGGCAATAGCGGGCAGATCGACATCACGCCGCTGAACTTCACCATCTACGCATACATCAGAGCCTGATGTCTCAGTACGCCGCCTTCCGCTTCGGTCGAGACGCTCCGTCTCGGATCGCCACGTCGGTGGTGATGTTCGATGAGGTCAGCGAGCTACTCCCGGAGGAGCGCATGTACCAGGCAGTCATACCCTTCTATCCCGCCATCTCGTCTGGATCTGGTGGAGGTACAACAACCTCTCGGGACTGGGCCAGCTACCCGCAGCGGGTCGACCTGACCTTCTACCAGGGCGATGATGTGACGGTCCTCCTGTTCATCGAAGATCCCAGCGACCCAACCGCCGACCTGAGCACGACGTGGGAATGGACGGCGCAGATCCGGGTGCTGCACTCTTACCACTCGACGCTCGTCAACACCTTCGCGGTCAAGGACGAGTACGTCGCTCCGACCGAGGAGATACCAGGCTTCACTCAGGTGACCTTGTTCCTCCCACGTAGCGAGAACACCTACATCGGCACCTATCACTGGGACTTGTACTCCAAGTCGCCTCTCGACTTGGTCGACTTTTCTCAGCCTCCTGAGGTGCATCCGCCCCAAGTGTGGCCTCCCACCGACCAGATCCGCACCTGGCTCTACGGTGAGGTCACGATCCTGCCTCGGGTTACCTCTACTGACGTGCTTCCGCTAGAGGATGACGGCGTCAGCGGCACCATCGTCGCCCCGGTCTGGTATGGCCCAGCGGCGATACCAGTCTTCGAGGGCGGCAGCTATGTGGTCGGTCCCAACGGGAGAGTGCCATGACCTCCCCCCTCTACCAGCCGATTCAGGTCACGGTGCCCACCGGCAAGCAGGGGGTGAAGGGCGATCCAGGCCAGCCTGGCCAGGATGCTCAGTGGGATTCGATGACCCAAGCCGAGTACGACGCCTTGCCCGACAAAGACCCCAACACGCTCTACGTGATCATCGATTAAGGAGATACCACAATGCTCGGCACCACCTATCAGTTCGCCCACCATCGCACCGTCGATGGTGAGCGCTGCCTCATCTGGGGCAACGGAATCGGAGAGGTGCTGATCCCGGTCACCTCGCCCGAGTACATCGAGGCCATGAACGACCGGTCGTGGAACCACAACGCTCTGGCCGATGAAGGCGAGAACGACCTGCTCGCTGTCTACTTCCGCACCCAGGCCAAGCGGGCCACCCTCTACGGGCGCCTTTACGGCGGCACCGGTACCCCCCAGGAGACGTACACCCTGGCGACGATGGCCACCAACAACGTGGTCGAAGTCTCAGCGACCAACGGGTATACCCCGGCCACTTCGTGCGCCTGGACGGTGGGCGACACCCACTTCCCGACCTTCGCCAAGACTGGTGGTGCGGGCGGCAACTCTGACTGGAAGGTCACCTCGCAGACCAGGACGTTCACCGCCACTGGTACGTGGACCGATGCCAAGCACCTCATCCTCAGTGAAGCGGCCACAGGTACGTCGGGCCTTTTCCTCGCCTGGTCGCCCCTGTCGGCTACCCGCACGCTCGCCAACACCGACACTCTCGACGTTTCGGTCGCCATCGAACTGTCGTAGCGGTCGGCCATGGCCAACGCTGCCGTTCGCTTTGACGCGTCAGCCGACAAATACTCGCGCTTGGCCGCGGGCCTCGGATCTTCTGACTTCACAATCTGCTGTTGGGTCAAGATCCAGGTAGATCGCAACGCCTTCGGTGGGATCGTTGCTTGTGACAACGCCGGTTCTGGTTACCAGTCTTTTGGTGTCAACTCCACCGGCACTGCTCTCGGGTGCTTCTCAGCAGCTACTGACACCTTCCAAACTGCCGGTACCTTCGATCTGACCGTAGGCACCTGGACGTTCGTCGCCAGGACGTTCACGACCACTGCTACTGGCCACATCTACAAGGCGCTCTCCGGGGCGGGGTCGTTGACCGAGGCGGCGAACGCTCCAGGCTTCGGCACGCCAATGAACGACTCTTGGACGTTGTGCATTGGCAACGACGGCTACGGAGACTGGATGAACGCCAGCATCGCTGCCGTCAAAATCTGGTCAGCCTCGCTCACCTCCACCGAACTGCTGGCCGAGATGGCGACCTACCAGCCGGTGCGGACTTCGAACCTGTGGGCCAACTACACGTTCTACAACGGGCCGCAGACCAACGATGAGAGTGGCAACAGTCGCACCCTGACTGCGGGGGGCACGCTCACCACCGACTCTTCGGGGCCACCGATCACGTTGGGCGGCAGTGGGCCTACCTACAGCGAGACTGGGTTGTCGGTCGCCATCGCTTCGACGGTCGCCCTGACTGACACGTACACCACGCATCACTTCGTTGACACCGGCCTTTCACTCCCCATCATCTCAACCGTCTCCAGCATCGATAGCTACACGCACACCAGTGGTGGGGGTTCGGTAAGCGCCGTTCGCTTCGATGCCTCGGCTGACAAGTACACCCGTTCTGCATCCGGCCTCAACACCTCGACCAGTATCACATGGTGCTGCTGGGTCAAGTTTGCCAGTGACCGCAACGCCTACACGATGGTGCTGTCCTCGAACGACAACGTCGGCACCCTCTACGTGGAGTTGGGTGCTGGGGGCGATGGCACCAGTTACGCCCTGCTCAGTACATCCGGTGGGGCTTCTTCGTCATTCCAGTTCACCCCCGGCACTTGGACGTTCATCGCTGCCACGATGGACATCGTCGGCGCTAACGACTATCTGTATCACGCCGAATCCCCAGCGACGACACTGACCGGCGACTTCATCTTCACTCTGCCCACAGGGTGGGCCGACACCAACACGCTCTACATCGGCAGCAGCTTCTTCGGGGACTGGCTCGACGGCTCTGTCGCCCAGGTGAAGATCTGGACCCGTGCGCTGACCCAGGCCCAGCTTGAAGCGGAGATGTACGCCGACAGCGTCGTTGGCGGCGCCAACCTGTGGGCGTACTACAGCTTCCGGGCAGGGCCACAGACCAACGATGAGTCGGGCAACGGGCGCACCCTCACGGTTGGTGGCACGCTCGCTACCGATACCTCTGGCCCCTTCGGCAGTAGCTCCACTCACTACGACGAGACGTTGTGTCCTGTCGTCATGGCGGTGACGACTGCGTCGACTGCGGCCGTTCACTGTCTTGATACGGGACGCTCGCTTACTGTTGTATCAACAGTCGGTTGCACGGACACCTATCACCCGGCGACGCCCAGCGACTGGCAGGCGGCGGTCGACTCCGGGAGCCTCGCCACGATGCAGGCGTGGTATGCCGCCAACTGCGGATACCTGGCCGAGGGCTTCTTGGAGTCCTCGATGTGGGGCAACATCGCTACCGATGTCTCAGTCACCTCATCGTGGCTGACGACCAACGCTGCGGCGGGTCGGGTGGTCAACGACGGCGGGGGCCACTGGACCGTCACCGGGCTGCGGTGTCACACCCTCGAAATACGGGTGTCGAACATCACGTTCCGGCACATGCACCTCGATCAGGCGGGCGATCTCGATCCCTCATTCGCTCCGGGGGTCATCACCTTCGACCCGTCCATTGGCAGCCCCGACGCCGTGACGCTCACGAACATCCGGTTCGAGTACTGCACCGTCGAGTCCGGTGGCGTCTACTGGGTCACTCAGAAGCAGCGCACCTCCAACGTCTGCACGCTCACCTATACCAAGGGCAGCAGCCAGACGCCTCTGCTGACGGTCGGCCAGACGTTGGAGATCCGCATCGGTGACTCAACGTTCGACTACAACGTCGAGGCAACGCAGAACCCTGCTCGGGCCACGATCACGGCGGTGACGCCGACGACGTTCAGCTACACCAAGGCGGGCGCCAATGTCTCGCCCACGGCAACGCCAGCCGGTTCCTTCGCCACCACCTTCTCCGAGGGTGATTCCGGCGACGTCGTCTACTACGACCCGTCAGATGCGACGGCGGTGTGGAACGGCATGTTCTGGGACCACTGCATCGGCAAGGACTACGTGGCGGCGTTCAAGCTCAACCGTGGCACCACGGTCCAGTACTGCTGGGTGCCCTCGCTCACCTTCTACGGGTTGGACCCCCACAACACGTCATCGTCCATCCGGGGCAAGTACTGCCGCCTGTTCCGCAATCTCTTCGAGACGGGCACGTCGTCGGCGGTGTCTCTCTATGCCGACAACTACCCGTTCACCGAGTTCGAGCTACATGAGAACATCCTGCACGCTCCTACCGACTACACGGTCAACTTCCCCCTACGGAACCCCTGGCCACCGGCCGTCGTCAGTTGGTCACCGCTGGAGAACGGCTTCCGTCGTGAACTGGTCGGCAACTACCTCATGCGAGGGTCGGCGGGGTATGTCGATGACACCGCCTACTTCTCCAAGACGTTCGACAACAAGCTGTTCGACGGCACCCCCGTCCCCGACCTCATGGACGAGGGCGCCCCTTCGGTATCCACTGAGCCGCACCTGATCAAGACGTGCTGGAACAACTTCGGTGGCGGGGCGATGGAGTACCTCAACACCTGGGAGTTCACTCCCTCGCCCAACTCGACGCTGTTCGTGTTTGCTGGGATCGTGCAGGGCGGGCACTCGACCACTCAGGCGCCCACCGTCACGGTGACCGGCCAGTACCCGCAGACCTTCTCCGCTGTTACTAACACAGCACTCCAGAATGCTCCTGGTGCTGACGCCGCTCACGGCATGCGGCTCTGGTTGTACAAGGCCGAGACTGGTAGTACCACCAGCTTCGAGCACATCCGCTTCGACCCATACGCTGGTACGCAGATCGCCTACATCTGCTTCTGGGTCTACGAGGTGACCGGGGTGACGGGGATGAACCTCGTCCACTCGTCGGGGAAGATGGCTACTTCGGTCGACACGATCACCTCCAACGCTCTGTCGGGTAGTGCCGCCAACGGCAACCTGTCGATGGCCTTCGCTGCCGCCACCGTGCTCGACACCGGGGCGATGTCGCTCCAGTCCGGGTGGCAACGGATCGGCGTCCAGGACATCGCCTACTCTTCCGGCAACTACGCCGTGACCGGCGCCGCCTACTGGCGCAAGGACTTCACTGGTACCACCTTCACGATCTCTGACTTGGGTAACAGCGTTCAGAACGCTGGAGTCCTGCTCACCGAGTACACGGTCCCCGGTGGCACCACGTATATCGAGACAAATCGGCCAGTCACTGTTGTCTCAGCGGTGGCCTCCTCTGACCAGGCCGACTTCGAAGATCACCCGGTGGCGGTGGTGGTGGTAGCAACTACCACTCTTCCGACTGAGAACTTCTCCCACGTCAGCCACTTCGTTGAAACCGGACTACCTGTTGTTGTCATAGCGACGACGACGCTACCGACCGAGAACTTCACGCACATCGGCTACTTCGATGAGCAGCAGCGCTCGGTAGTCATCTCTTCGGATGTCAACACCGTCATCTCCAAGCAGGCGCGGTTCGACCTGAATCTGGGCACGGTTGTCGTCTCGAACTTCACTCAGCCGGTCGATCAGGTCGACTTCGAAGACCACCCGGTCGGTGTGGCCGTCGCAACGACGATTGGCACCGTCATCGAGAAGGTGCGGACCAGGGACTTGGGCTTGGCGCTGTCCATCGTCTCCACCGCCACCAACTGGGCCAACCGAGCCGACTACAACGAACCAAACCGTCCTCTGGTTATCGTCGCTGGCGTCTCCTGCACTGACCTGCATCAGGCGCCGGGGCACTTCGATGAGACTGGGAACCTCATCCAGGTCGTCAGCACGATCACGGCCAGTAGCCAGGCCGACTTCGAGGATCACCCTGTCGGTCTGGTCATCGCAGCGACTGTCGTCAGTACCGACTCTCGGCGTTGTATCGAGACAGGTAGGTCAGTCACCGCCGTCTCCGCTGTAGCGCTTGTCGGAGAGCAGATCGCTCGTCGCGACCTCGACCTCAGCATCGCCATCTCCTCGACGGTGACCAACCTCAACAGAGCGTCCTTCTACGAGAGCTTGGTTCTCCCTAGTGAGGTGCTCGCCTACTGCCTCGACGGCAAGGGCGTTACAGAGCGCTTGACGGTCGTCGCTCCCTT